TTGATAAAGGTTTTGTAACTGGCATCACAACAGTTATTCAAAATAACTATGTTACTGGTGCTACATCGTTAGGTAACAATTCAATTGTTGGTGCTAAGTCAGGTAAGAATTTACAATTCAAAGGATTAGCAGCAGGAACAAACATCACATTAACTCCATCCAGTACTGGTATTACGATTAGTAGTTCTGGTGGTGGGGGTACAGTTACTGGTGCTACAAATGGTTTGACACTAACAGGCACAAAAATAGGATTGGGTGGAACTCTTACTGGTACTACACAATTCATAGATAACAGAGCAACAAAAAGAGGTATTGAATATGCTGGTAACTATGGTACTGGCTTTACGAAATTATCTCTTGTTACTAAGCAATTTGTAACTGGTATAACAAGTACGTTGTTGTTAACCTCAGCATTTAACACATATTCAGGTAACACACAGAACCAGATTAATGCAAAGTTAGCAACATCTGCGTTCAATACGTATTCAGGTGCGACTGCAACCAATATTGGTAACAGACTATTAACGTCTGCATTCAACACTTATTCAGGTAACACACAAACACAAATCAATTCAAAGGTTGCAGGAGCAACGAATGGTCTTACTAAAACAGGTACGAATGTTGGTCTTGGAGGTTCATTAACTGGTGTAACAACTATTGTTGATAACCGTGTAACGAAATCTGGTATTGAATATGGAGGTAACTATGGAACTGGTTTCACGAAATTATCTCTTGTTACAAAACAGTTTGTTACGGGTATAACAAGTACACATCTCGCTATAACAGCATTCAACACATATTCAGGTAATACACAGAACCAGATTAATACAAAATTAGCTACATCGTCTTTTAATACATATTCAGGTAATACACAAAACCAGATTAATGCAAAGCTTGCGACCTCTGCGTTCAACACTTATTCTGGTAATACTCAAAACCAGATTAATGCAAAGGTTGCAGGAGCAACCAATGGATTAACTAAAACAGGAACGAATGTTGGATTAGGTGGTTCACTTACTGGTACAACAACTATTGTTGATAACAGAGTAACTAAGTCTGGTATTGAATATGGTGGAAATTATGGTACTGGTTTCACTAAGCTTTCATTAGTTACAAAGCAATTTGTAACAGGTATCACGAGTACATTACTTGTAACATCAGCATTCAACACATATTCAGGTAATACACAAAACCAGATTAATGCTAAGTTATCGACATCTGCGTTCAACACATATTCAGGTAACACACAAACACAGATAAACGCCAAAGTTGCAGGTGCAACTAACGGTTTAACTAAGACAGGCACAAACGTTGGATTAGGTGGCTCACTTACTGGCGTAACAACAATTGTTGATAACCGTGTAACAAAAAGAGGTATTGAATATGGTGGAGATTATGGTACTGGTTTCACTAAGCTTTCATTAGTTACGAAACAATTTGTAACAGGTATTACTTCTGTAGTATTGAATAATTATGTAACTGGTGCAACATCTCTTGGTGGTACTCAAACATTAGTTGGTACGAAATCGGGGTTGAATTTAAGATTCAAAGGATTGACTGCAGGGGCTAATATTACATTAACACCAACTGGAAATGATATTACTATTGCTGCTTCTGCAGGTGGTAGTGGTACAACATATAGCGCAACGAATGGGTTAACGTTAAGTGGTACTAAGTTCGGTCTTGGTGGAACATTAACGGGTACGACTCAATTAGTTGATAATAGAGTTACAAAGTCTGGTATTGAATATGGCGGTAACTATGGAACTGGTTTTACAAAACTTTCTCTTATTACGAAGCAATTTGTAACTGGTATAACAAGTACATTATTACTAACCTCAGTGTTCAACACATATTCTGGCAACACGCAAAACCAGATCAACGCAAAGCTTGCGACATCTACATTTAATACGTATTCTGGTAATACACAAAATCAGATTAATGCTAAGTTAGCAACATCTGCGTTTAACACGTATTCGGGTAATACACAAAATCAGATTAATGCTAAGTTAGCAACATCTGCATTTAACACATATTCAGGTAATACGCAAACACAAATCAACGCCAAAGTTGCTGGAGCAACAAACGGTTTAACTAAGACAGGCACAAACGTTGGATTAGGCGGTTCGCTTACGGGCGTAACAACAATAGTTGATAATCGTGTAACTAAGAGAGGTATAGAATATGGTGGTGATTACGGCACTGGATTCACAAAGCTTTCATTAATTACAAAGCAATTTGTAACAGGTATAACAAGTACACATCTTGCAATAACTGCGTTTAACACATATTCAGGTAACACACAGAACCAGATCAATGCAAAACTTGCTACATCAGCATTTAACACATATTCAGGCAATACTCAAAACCAGATTAATGCTAAATTAGCAACAACAGCCTTTAACACATACTCTGGCAATACTCAAAACCAGATTAACGCAAAAGTTGGGGGTGCAACAAATGGATTAACTAAAACAGGTACTAACGTTGGATTAGGTGGTTCGCTCACAGGCGTAACAACAATAGTTGATAATCGTGTAACTAAGAGAGGTATAGAATATGGTGGTGATTACGGCACTGGATTCACAAAGCTTTCATTAATTACAAAGCAATTTGTAACAGGTATAACAAGTACACATCTTGCAATAACTGCGTTTAACACATATTCAGGTAACACACAAAATCAGATCAATGCAAAGCTTGCGACCTCTGCATTCAACACATATTCAGGTAACACACAGAACCAGATCAATGCGAAGTTAGCAACATCAGCATTTAATACATATTCAGGTAACACACAGACACAAATAAATGCCAAAGTTGCGGGAGCAACAAATGGATTAACTAAGACTGGTTCGAACGTTGGATTGGGTGGTTCGCTCACTGGCGTAACAACAATTGTTGATAATCGTGTTACTAAGAGAGGTATTGAATATGGTGGAGATTATGGTACTGGTTTCACTAAGCTTTCATTAGTTACGAAACAATTTGTTACAGGTATCACGAGCACATTGCTTGTAACATCAGCATTTAACACATATTCTGGCAATACTCAAAACCAGATTAACGCAAAAGTTGCAGGAGCAACAAATGGATTGACTAAAACCGGAACAAATGTTGGTCTTGGTGGAACACTTACTGGTACAACACAATTTATTGATAATAGAGCAACTAAGAAGGGTTTGGAATATGCTGCTAACTATGGTACTGGGTTTACTGCGAGATCATTAGTCGATGCAGGATATGTAACAGGATTAACACAATCCATTGGTGGTACGATACAATCTTCTTGGAATTTCAGTACAACTACTACGGCTAGTGACCCGGGAAGTAAAAATTTCAGACTTAATAATTCTACTTTAGCAAGCGTAACTGCTATATATTTCAATAATACGACAAATCAAAAATCTGATGCAAGTAATGTCATATCATACCTAGTATCAGGTAATAAAATATATATTCAACAAAGAAATGACTCTACTAGATCAGCATTATTTCAAGTAACTGGTGTACCTACGAATAATACTGGTTGGTGGACTGTTCCAGTTTCTGTAGTTAATAGCAATACGATATATCAAAACGGTGCAGATACTGGAGTGGCTTTCTTCTTCACTGCTGCTGGTGGTAGTGGAACATTAACTGGTGCTACAAATGGTTTATCTCTTGCAGGTGGTGGTACTAAAGTTAAATTGGGTGGAACATTAACAGGTTCAACACAAATTGTGCTTGGAACTAATAATTTAGATTTATCTGGCACAACAAGATTTAATACAACAGGTGTTACATCAATTGTAAAACTCACTACAACAACAACAGCAACTAAAGCTGCTATTAAAATAGGAAGTTTCGGTTCTGATCCAAGTGCACCTGTTGCAGGTGATATATATTATAACAGTGGTATTAACTTGGTAAAATTCTATAATGGTACTACTTGGGGAAATATTGGTAGTTCAAGTACTGGAGGTACAACATACAGCGCAACTAATGGTTTATCATTAAGTGGTGCTAATAAATTTGGTCTTGGTGGTACACTTACTGGTACAACACAATTGATTGATAACAGAGTTACGAAATCTGGTATTGAATACGCTGGTGATTATGGGACTGGATTCACTAAACTTTCTCTTGTTACAAAACAATATGTAACAGGACAAACCAGTACTGTATATACATTAAACACTGTAGAAGTGAATATAGCCACATTACCTAAGAGTAGTGGTAAATTTAGTATCACAGGTTTAACAGGGTTAATAACAAACAAACCTGTCTATATTCAACAAGCAAATGGCCCTTATACAAACAAAGGAACTCGTGATGATGAAAGTGAAATGGAAAATATTTCAGTTTCAGGTAAAGTATTGAATGCAACGACCATTCAATGTTATTGGAGATCATCAACAAGAGCAAAAGGTAACTATAAATTCAATTATAAGGTGGGTAGTTAATAAAAATTTATAAGTATTTATAAATATGGCAAATATAGAAGGAGCAATTACAGGAAATGTGATGGAAGTTGATTCAAATGATAATTTGAAAATAAACATTCCTATTGGTCAAACACAGAGTGGATATTTTTCAGGTATGATGGACTATGACATAGCTGTCCAATCCCTTTATTCACGTAAACACAATTTTCCATTCGTGACATATGATAGAAGATTATCTGTGGGTTTAGACACTCCATATTTCGATTATAGTTTCAATGCCACAGCACAAGATACTGGTGTTTGGAGATATGTAACTGCAACTATGAGTACTACTTGGGGTACTGGTGGTATGTTAATGAATGCAATATCCACTGTAACTACAGCAACGGGAACGGCAGTATCTACATGGAGAACATTTCCTCTAACAGCACATGGTACGATAAGTGTAGATATGAGTTTGAGTATTACAGCAGCCCCTTTAATGGGTCAAGTAGTTGAATTTGGTTTGTTTCCATTTGGTGCAGGTACAGCAGCACCCACAGAAGGAGTTTATTTTAGATTTACTAATGCTGGTTTAATTGGTGTAGTAAACTACAATGGTACGGAAACAACTACAGGAGTTATGATACCATCGACATTAATACCACCAAACGTAGTAAATGATTTTACAATAAGAATTCACGAAAGATTAGTACAATTTCTTAAAGAAGGAATTTTACTTTATAATGCAGAAATGCCTACTAATTCTTCTCAAGGACAACCATTTATTACTACGGAACTACCATTAACATTTCAATTTAGAAATTCAGGAACTGTTAACGGTGCGATTGTTATGCAACTTAAAGTTAATGATGCTGCTGTAGAGCAAAAGAGTTTAAATATAGGAAAACAATATTCACATAATCAAGCAAGTAAGGGTTTAATGGGTTATCAAGGTACTAATGGTGGTACTATGGGTACTACTGCATCTTATGCGAATAATTTGGCTGCTGGTGCTGGTACTATATTATCAAATACAGCGACATTAATAACTGGTTTGGGTGGACAGGGTGGTGCTTTGGGAACTTTAGCTGTCCCAACTGATGGAATTGTGTGTTCATTTCAAATTCCTGCAGGTGGTGTTAACCAAACACCTAGAATGCTATATCTAACAGGAGTTAAAGTGAATTGTGGTGTTACAACCGTATTAGCTGGTGGGCCTATGCTATATGCTATGTCATTAGCATTTGGTCATAGTGCAGTTTCAATGGCTACAGCAGAAGCTATTGCAGGAAAAGCACCTAGACGTGTTCCTTTAGGATTTTTATCATTGGCAGCAAATGCTGCAGCAGGTGCTGCAACTCCAGAGCTATATATTCCTTTCAATACACCAATTGTGGTTAGTCCGGGGGAATTTGTTGCTGTGGTCGCAAAGAATTTAGGTACTGTTACAACGACTGGTGTTATTAATTTTCATGTCACATATGATTGTTATTGGGAGTAATAAAATTTAGAGTATTTATAGATATAATTCAATAAAAATATAGAAATATGGCAATATTAGAAGGTGGAGTTTCTGGAAACATAGCAGAAGTAGACTCAAATAAAAATTTAAAAGTTAACCTACCTACAGGACAAACTCAAGCAGGGTATGCATCAATCATTTTCGAAAATGATGCAGGTACACTGTTTGGTACTAAAAGAGTGGGTGTTCCTTTTGTAACATACGATAGAAGATTATCTGTGGGTATTGATACCCCATATTTTGATTATACTTTCAATGCCACAGCACAAGATACTGGTGTTTGGAGACATGTAACTGCAACTATGACTACTACTTGGGGTACTACAGGTATGTTATTGAATGCTTCACTAACGACAACTACAACCACAGGAACGGCAGTATCTTCATGGAGAACATTTCCTCTAACAGCAAATGGTACTATGGTTGTTGATATGACTTTATTGATGACCGATACAATAGTTGCTAACCAAGTAGTTGAATTTGGTTTGTTTCCATTTGGTGCAGGTACAGCAGCCCCTACAGAAGGAGCATATTTTAGATTTACTAATGCTGGTTTAATTGGTGTGCTTAACTTTAATGCTGTTGAAACAACTAGCGCAGTAATGCTGAGTGTTGGTGCAATTACAATTAACCAAGCATATCAATATTCAATTAAGATACATGAAAGAGTTGTTTCTTTTTGGAGAGATGGTGTACTTTTGGCTAATGGTGAAATCACAATTCCTGCTGCTCAAGGGCAACCATTTATCATAACGCAATTACCACTGACATTCCAATTTAGAAACTCTGGTGCTGCTTCTGGTACATTGGCAGCAACAAAAATATTGGATGCTGCTGTAGATCAAAAAAGCTTAAACTTAGGAAAACCATATCAACATATTCAAGCTGGAAAAGGTTTGATGGCTTATCAAGGAACAAACGGTGGTACTATGGGTACTACTGCATTATATAGTAATTCGTTAGCTGCTGGTGCTGGTGTTGTTATGACAAATACAACTGCTGCTTTAGGAAATGGTTTAGGTGGACAATTTACTACTACAGCAACATTAGCTGCAGGTACTGATGGTATAGTTTGTAACTTTGCAGTTCCTGCTGGTAGTGTTAACCAAACACCAAGGATGTTATATATTACAGGAGTTAGAGTTCAATCTGCAGTAGTATCAAACTTAACTGGTGGGCCTTTACTTTGGGCCTATTCATTAGCTTTTGGTCATTCAAACCTTAACTTAACAACTGCAGAAGCAATTGCAGCAAAAGCATCGAGACGTATTGCATTAGGTTTTGAAACAATTCCTGTAACATCAATTGCTGGTGTTGTAGGTGCAGGAGTATATGTGGCGTTTAACAGTCCAGTAGTTGTGGCTCCAAACGAAAATATTGCTCTAGTTGCTAAAAATTTGGGTACTGTAGCATCTGCTGGTGCTGTAACTTTCTTAGTATTTTTTGACGGTTATTGGGAATAATATTAGTAATAAAATTTTATAGAGTCATGGGAATGATTATAGATTTCGTAAATAAAGTAATTGCAAGTTTTGATAACACTCCAAACGGATTTAGTGCTCGTAAACTTTCTGCATTCATAACAATTCATACTGCAGTGGTTATGTCCATTAAACTTGGAACCCCTGAAAATGCACAATATTTGGTGAGTATATTATTGTTATTCGCATTAATGTGCTTAGGTATTGTAACTGCAGAACAAATTATTAGATATAAAGATGGATTAAAAGGTGGTGCAGCACCAGAAAAAAAGGATGCTGATCCTAAATTATAAGCCAAATGACCCAGTTAACGGATTTACAATTAAAACAATTAAGTACCGTAGTAAAGACGGAAACTGCTTCTAAGGCAAATACAGCACTTAGAATAGGAACTCTATTTGAAAATATTATTGATAGTAAAACAAATAACTTATCAGGTAATACTGCTGTAACGGGTGCAACAAATTTAGGTGGAAATGGTTTATACTCATCGACAGTAAATCACCAATTAAAATTTAAAGGTCTAGTTGCTGGTTCTAATATTACGTTAACACCATCCAGTACTGGTGTAACAATAACATCCACAGGTGGTGGGGGTGGTAGTACTCCCGGTGTTTCTAAATTAGGTAATATTGCAAAGACTAAATTTATCATTGACGCATATGCGATTGTAAGATTGCGTAATTCATTCGTTGATCCCGGTAATGGTAATTTTTATTTAAAATACGAGCTACTTGACACTCAATCAGGACACGATTCCCATTTTATCTACGGTGCTCATCCTATGAATGATCAAAATGTATATGTAGATTATCCACCTATTAAAGAAGTTTATTATGGATTAATGATTCCTGATGATACTATGACTGGATACGGAATTGCAATGATGGGTACAGGTGTAGGATATATTAATATGCAAGCTTATATGCGTATTCCTATGATGTTGAGCAGTGATGTAATAAAATTATCCACTATTACATCAACTCCAGCAGCAGTTGGAGTTATTGGTGGAACTTTATCAGTAGATGGAACAGGTATATTTACTTATACTGTTAGTCCAATTAGATCAGGATATGAAATGCAATCTTATCAAATTAAAGTAAGAATGAAATCTGGTGTAGGAATATTTAATTTAGAAAATGAATCTTCCTTTGGTTATTATCCTTTAAAATTCAGTATAAAAAATGCAGCCGGAACGAAAATTACTTCTTTTGATTCTGCAAACGATGGAGACTTTATAATTATAACTTCACCCACTGCTAATGTTCTTTTTGATGCAAGGTATACTAAAGGTACTTTTGATTTTGGTGATATGGGATTTGAGGCTACATATGTTAATTTTTGGGCAATTTTAAAAGCAGAAGCTTGGATGATTTGCAGTCCAGTAGATAGTGTTTCAGTATTATCAGAATGGCAACCATATCCATTAGCAACGGATTATCAACTATATCGTTCAACATCAATTACATTAGATACCACAATACCACAGACAGGAAATATAACTTCCTTTAATGGTGAAACACAAGTCTATACGGGTACTGGATTTCAATTTACGGACAGTGGTTTGACCCCAAATACTCAATATTGGTATCGTTTAAAAGGAACTGTTAATGGTGTTCCAAATACTGTTATAACATTTTTTGATGTTAAGACCAATCCTAATTAATTTATTGTTTAATACAATTTTATTACTATATTTACAACATGACTAATTTTGGGCGTGGTGGGATTATACTAAGCAAATCTGTGTTCGTTGTTTCTTGTGAAAGAATATTAAAACGAGCATGGTATAAGATTAATTTCATGGCTAACAACCAGTTAAATGATCGTATAAAAGCCCTTCCTAAAGAATTAAGAGTATTCAGTGTTGACGATCATTGTTGGCATTTACACACGAAAGGTTTATATGAAATAATTAAATCATATAAGAGATCAGAGAAAATTAAATTTGAATTTGGCCTCGAAGGAAGACAAGATTTTTTAGCCCAAATCAAAAAAATAGATGAATTAGAAGTCGAAAAAGTAAATAAGGTTGAAGCTCTTAAAATGAAAAACGCAGATGCGTTGGCTTTTAAAGCAGAGCTTGAATTAAATTACAAAAATTATGAACCTGAACTTCTTTCTTTCATGAAAGAAGGAATAAAATTCTATCCATACCAGATCGTTGCAGCGATGTTTCTTAGACGTGTCAAATCAGCATTGCTTTCAATGGAAATGGGTTTGGGTAAAGCAGAAAAATTAGATTCTAAATTGTTAACGCCAAATGGTTGGATTAGAATGGGTGATGTAAAATTGGGTCATCAAATAATTGGATCAGATGGTAAACCCCATAATGTAATTGGTGTTTTCCCACAAGGAATAAAAGATATATATAGAGTTTGGTTTAATGATTATACTTACACAGAATGCTGTGATGCCCATCTTTGGGCAGTAAATTCTTCCACAAGAATGTGGAGAACTAAAATGAATATTAATAATTATCCAAATAGAATTTTAACACTTCGTCAAATAATGAATGAGGGATTACAGTTTAAAAATGGTAATCGTAAGCATTATATTCCAATAGTAGAACCAATAGAATTTCAGGAAAAAAAATTATTTATTCATCCATATTTATTAGGGTCTATATTAGGTGATGGAGCAATAACTGAGAAAGATGGTATTGGGTTCTCAACTAGTGATTTAGAAAGTATTGATCTAATAAAAGAAGTATTATATAGTGGTAATACGATTCAGAAAAAAATATCATCAAAATATGATTATAGTATTACGAGTAAAACCAATAAAAACGAAATAAATCGTGAATTAAAAAGATTGAATCTAAAGGGTTGTAATTCATATACTAAATTCATACCCGATGAATACAAATTTAGTTCTATTAATCAACGCTTAGAATTATTGCGAGGTTTATTAGATACTGATGGACATGTGTTTAAAGATGGATCACATATTGAAATAACATTAGCATCGAAACGACTCATAGAGGATTTACAATTCATAATACAATCATTGGGTGGAATTGGTAGGATTAAAGAAAAATGGATAATATATAAGGGTATGCGTAAAATGTATTATAGAATGGGTGTTAAATTACCACCACAATTTATACCATTTAAACTATTACGTAAAGTTGAAAGATACAAACCAGTCACAAAATATTTACCTAATAGAGCGATAACAAAAATAGAATACGTTGGAAAACATGAAGCACAATGTATTGCAGTAGATTCACCAGATCATTTGTATCTTACAGATCATTGTATTGTAACACACAACACATTATGTTCAATAGCATATGGGGAAATGATGGGATTTAAGAAAATATTTGTCATCACTCCAAACAGTTTGAAGTTTAACTTTTTAGATGAAGTAGAAAAATTCACTAAAGGGACTAAAGCACATATAATAAATTATAAGGGAAACAAATATTCATTGAAAGAATCGAAATACATAATAGTAAATTATGATTATTTCAATTCAAAGAAATTTGAAAAGGTATTAACGAAATTCGAAGCGTTGGATTTAGGATTTCTTGAATGTGTAATCTGTGATGAAAGTCATTTACTAAAGAATACTGATGCAAATACCTATAAGAATTTCAAGAGAATATTTAAGGATATACCCTGTAAGGTGTTTCTATCTGGAACTCCAATGCCAAATCGAAGTAAAGAACTTTATACTGTATTGAATCAAATATCACGTTTAGATTTTCCAACCAAGAAATTCTTCTATGAGACATATTGTGGTATGATTCAAGATAAAGATGTGCGTGGCGGTTGGAGATATGAAGAAGGGTTGGCTAAATTAGAGGAATTGTTTTATAAGACAGCACCATATACCTATCGCAAGAGAAAAATTGATGTCTTAAAAGATTTGCCAGATAAAATATATAATAGAATTCTCATTGAGATGACACCTGAGCAACAGGCCACATATAACAAAATAGAAGAAGGGGTTGCCAACGAGATATTTGCCCAATCACAAATGAGTGCAATAAATGCACTAACAATAATGTTGAGATTGAGACAATACACGTCACTACTTAAGATTGAACCAACAATTGAATTGGTAAAAAGATTATTGGATGAAGGAGAGAAATCTGTAGTGGTTGATATGTTCAAACCGCCATTGTTGAAACTTTCCGCAATGCTTGGTGATGTGGCTGTGCTACATACTGGAGATCAAGATGAGATTGAAAGAAATGCTGCAAAGAACGATTTTCAAAATCCCAATGGAAAATACAAAGTATTTCTTGCATCGATAGCAACCACAAAATATGGATTAACTCTAACTGCAGCAAGTAAGATGTTTATGATGGCACTTCCGTTTAGTGTTGGAGAATACGATCAAGTATCGGATAGATTGCATAGAATTGGTCAAAAGGATACAGTATTCATATACCCACTTATCATCAAGGATAGTATAGACGAATATGTCTTCAATATGATCGAAAGAAAGAGAAAAGAGGTTACTAAAGTAATGGATAATGAAGATTATGTATCTAATGTCGATGATAGTGTACTATCTGAGATATTAGCAATACTAAAGAAGAAATACAAGAAGTAGGTAAATGGAGACAACTATATATTACAACAAGTATACTAAAATTGCTGATATTTTTGAAAGATATGCGATATACAATTTTGATCAGAAATTAATTGATTTTTTAATTGGAGAATGTGCTAATTTTTTGTATAGTAAAGGAATTGACCCGAATGCAATAAAGTACTTTTCCATCGAATTTGAGGTGGCTTCTGACAATTCTTTCGTGCAAATCAGGGGTGGTAACCTTATGGCCTCATTATGGCTCATAAACGTCTTCCCGCCAAACCCCGAAAAATATATTACAGAAAGACTATGTTTTTTTGAAAACAAAAACTATATTTACGAACCAAAGAACAAATCTCTCAAAATAAAGAAGCATGGAGACAAAAGAAGCGGAAGTAATAAGCGAAATAAGTAACTTCCTTCAAGGTTATAATAGTCTAAAATACGTAGTCAATGTCGAAACAGCTTATTGGAATAATAAGGCTGCATGTATAATTCATGATCCAACCAAAGGAGAACCAACCATTAAATATGTCGAATACACGCCCTTTTTGTATTTAAAGAATTTGGAAAAACATCGTATTGAATTATACGGTGGGGATCGTGAACATCAAAGACAGGCAGAACAACTTCATGGCATAACAATTCTCGAATTAAATACTGGCAATAATCCACGTCTTCAAGATGGATTTACAACAAAAATTTCTAGTTCAAAATCATATAATGACATTACTAACTTCTTAAAGGAAGGTGGTGTTGATATGTGGGAGAAATATTCACTACAAGAATATTCCAAAATACAATTTCCTGTGAGAATACCCATGTGGTATACTAAAGAATTTCATGGTGGAATTGTAAAATTATTGAAGAAGAAAAAGAAAATGGAAGCAATTAGAGTGCTTTCTAATGAAGTTGTAAAATACAATAACGATTCATTTTCAAAGAGTATTATTGTTTGGGCCACCGAATTATGTGATTACTTAACTAAACTCATTAACAATGAGTACAAGTATAAGCATCTCTTTTTCTCAATGAAGACAGATGAACAATTTTTTATCTCAACAGGTATTAGATTGTTCAAAGGAATTGAAAATTATGAAGAACTACATAAAGTGGTCTTCGATATTGAGACTAGTGGCTTGAAATACAAAAGAAACAGGATATTTCAAATTGGTATACGAGATAATAGAGGATATGAACAAATTCTTGAAGTCAAAAAGAAGGATGATGATGCGGAAGAGAAAAGAATTATTCTAGAATTCTTCAATATGGTAACCCATTTGAAACCTGCAGTTATTGCTGGTTATCATTCGGAAGAATTTGACTTTCCATTTATATTGGGTCGTGCTATTGAAGAATTGGGAATGGATATATCGTTATTCAGAACGACACTGAGTAAAATGACATATACCGATAAAGATGATGGTATTGACAAATTTAGACAAAGAATAAAAAGAAAGGAGAACTGTAGTGTCAAATTCGGTAATACTGCTGAAAAATACACTGCAACCCAAATGTGGGGATTTACTGTTCTAGATATTATACATGCAGTGAAAAGAACTGCTGCAGTTAATTCAGAAATCAAAAACAATAAACTGAAATATATTTGTAAGTATGAAAAAATAGCAAAGCCCAATAGGATGTATGTGGAGGGCGATGAAATACATCACATATGGGAAGCAGATAAAGTTCATATCATTAATCCTATAGATAATAGCTATGAACAAATTCCAGAGGAATATCAATTGGATGCTGAAAAGTTATTTAATCTTCAAACATTAAAAGAAGAAAAAAAACCTGAATATCAAACTATTCGTGTTCAAACAATGCAAGGACTTACCAGTACTGGTATTCTTGATTGGTTAAAGGGTAAGATAGAGACCTACACAAAGGATTTTAAGTTGATAAAGGGAAGCAGTATTGTAAGACAGTACTTATTGGACGATTTGTGGGAAACCGAAAAGGTGGATGGACTTTACAATCAAAGTTCATTTCTATTGGCTAAGATTGTTCCTACTACATATTCAAGGATTTGCACTATGGGTAATGCTGCGGTGTGGAACTTGATTGTAGCCACGTGGAGCTATGAAAACAATTTAGCTATACCATTACCGGATAGTTCTGATGAATTCTCTGGAGGTCTTGCTAGATGTTATAAGAAGGGTTATATGAAGAATATAACCAAGATTGACTACAAGTCACTATATCCAATGATACAGTTGACAAATGACATCTTTCCTACTTTTGACATTACTGGTGTTATTAAGAAAATCTTGATGTACTTGACAGCAACCAGAAACGAATTTAAATTCTTGGCTGGAGATGAATCACCATTACCTAAAGAACAAAGAAATACCTATAAGGTAAAACAGTTACCTATAAAAATTCTTAACAACTCATTGTTTGGTGCTTTGGGTTCAGGGAAAGCATTCAACTGGTCTGATACTCTTTGTGCAGCTAGAATTACTTGTATTGGTCGTATTCATTTGAGACAGATGATTACGTGGTTCATGAAATACGACTTAGACCCGATACTTGCAGTTACTGACGGTGTAAACTTCTCATATCCTAATGAGAGTGCATTCGATATTGATAGAAAACCATTTGGTAATGGAATAACCAAACCGATTGATGAAGCTTGGGTGTATACTGTAAACGGTAGAACATTTACTGGTATCAGAGCACTTTCAGAGAAATTCAATGCAGAAGAAATGCCACCACCATTTATGGGTGTGGATATGGATGGTGTGTGGAAGAGTTCACTTACGTTATCACGTATTAACTATGCGAACCTTACAAATGAAGAGGTTGACAAAAAAACAGGAAAGATAGTTCCACCAAAAATCAAATTAACAGGTAATACAATCAAATCTAAAACAATGTCTGAATACATTGAAGATTTTATTGATGCTGGTTTGAAATTGATTTTGAATGATAAGGGGGAAGAGTTTGTGGAATATTACAATGAGTATTTGAAGAAGATTTATTTTAAACAAATACCGTTGAAGAAAATAGCAACAAAGAAAAAATACAAGACGACCATTAAAGAATATTTGGGTCGTGGTGTGAATAAGAATAATCAGCCCAAAGCAAAACAAGCTCACATGGAACTTATTCTCCAACAAAGAAATGATGCCATCCTTGAGCAATATATTAAAAAATATGGTGCTGATGAGCTTACTTTAGTTGAAAAAATTGATCGATTGGTGGTTGAGACTTATGATAACCACTATCCTAAACGATACGATAAGGATGGTGAAGAAATACCTGTTAGTATCGGAGAAAAGAGAGACAAGGTTGGTCATATGTTATATTCCGAACCAGAACTGGACACATATCTTTATTATGTAAATATAGGAACGAAGAAATCTCAAGGAGATAGTTCTAGAATTGCAAATGCAAACGGAGAAATGGTTTTAGCATCGAAATTAATTTCTGCGGAGGACTTGGAATCGAATCCTGAATTAACTGGTGATTATAATGTTGCCAAGTATATGGATTCATTTAATAAGAGAGCAAAGACTATCATGGAAGGATTTTCTCCTGAGATTAGAGAGCAGATACTAATCAAAGACCCAAGTAAGAGAGAATATCTTGATTCGAAGGACTTGGTATTGCGTAATTTTGTTAATGATGATTATGATGAGTCTTTAATTCTTGAAGAAAAGGAACTTAGATTCTGGAACAGAACTGGGTATGATCCTAATCTTATTTGGAAAGGTTTTTCATTACCATCAGAGCATGCTCTTGATAATTTGATTGAGTATAAGGAGAAGATTGAAATATTAAATAATAAGTTTAAAGCTGCAGGTGATAAGCGAGTAGTTAAATCAGTAAATGATAAGCTTGTTGAGGGTGACTTTGTGTTGCTCAAAAACTTCATGTCTTATGATCTTTACATGTTTAATGGTACATTCATTGAGTGGCGTAAAAAAGTGTTTGAGGAAGATAAGACTATGAAGGTTTATGATTTTATTGATGCAGGATTGTCTAAGGCGACAATAAATGCAAAGAAGGGGTATGTGACCAAATTCAAAGAACAATTTAAGATACCACAAGAAACGATGCTTTCCACAATACCTAAAGGTGTTGAGATGTTTGAAGAATTCTATGCTTTGGAATTAACTGCTGCTAAAAAGAAACAAAAGCAAATAGATGCTGACGAAGATGAAGCACTGGAAGACTTGAAATTTTTAGATTCTGCAGGGACAGATATAGAAAGAGACTAATAATCATGGTATTTCAAGTATTTATGTGAAAATGATTATGAAAAAACGTGATATATATGAAGTTCTTGATTCTGACGGCAATTTGATCGGTTCAGACGATAAACCAGTAAACGATCCTAGTAAAATCAGTGCTGACGGTACTACAGACCATAATGCTGCAATTGGACATCAACATTTTGCCCATGATTTTCTTGGAAGATTTGGCTTTTATATGTACAATGAAGGAGAAGGTGGTGACGATGCGTCTTCAACAGACGATTTGTTGAATGATATAGCTAGAACTGCGTATAATCACTTCAATCAGGATAGTGAAAACTTCGAACCATTTGAAAGTACTACAGATGAAGTTCAAACACGTTATAATTTATTGGCACAAAAAATAATTGGGTTATTGAGTGCAAAACAAGAAAAGAAGGTTGACCCAACATTGAGTGAATCTGAATTGAGTAAGATGATCGAAGATGTTATAACAACCAAAACTGATAAATCAATTTCTCCAAAGAAAAGTGATAATGATATTCTTGACAAAAAATTGAAAGAAAAATTGAAATCATTATTCGATGGTTTGTCTGATAAAGACAAGGGAGAATTAATTAAGCATTTGAAAAGTAATCAATAATGAATTCAAATTTATACGGCAAATCATATCGTATTCCTCAACACATAATTGAAAAGGTTAGAAATAAGCTTTCTACAATTAATGGTGGTGGTAACGGTGTTAAACGTGCAAAATTTATTATTAACAATGGAATGGCATCATATTCTATGTTAAAGAGATTGAAGAATTTCTTTGACTATTGTAATCCTGCCGTACAAGGTGCTGAATATGAATTGGCTGGTGGTAAAGATATGAGAGATTTTGTGGAAAGAACATTAGGGTCTGACAGAAACTTAGTTCAATCGAGAAAACAATCTGCAGCCACTTTTATGCCACAAGTTGACACCAGAACAATAGCAGCCCAAGGTGGTGGTGTTGATCTGAGTGTTAATGAAGAATTTGAAGGTATGATGAAAAACGGATTAACTGTTATATTTACTCGTGGAGATGGAAGTCCAAAAGTATTATTGTTAAAACGTTGTGACAACACGAGTTGGGAGCCTAAGAAATGGGCTTTGGTTGGTGGAAAAATTGATGATGGAGAAACACCAGAAGAAGGGGCAATAAGAGAGACATTTGAAGAAACTGGACTTCAATTGAATGAATTTATTGGCGATTTTGTGATTAGAACTGGTGGTGATCATATTGAATATGTATATGTTACAACAATTGAGGGAGAACCAGCTATTACTCTTAGTGATGAACATGATGAATACGGTTGGTTTACTACGGAAGAGATTCAAAACCTTGACAGAGCAGCGCATTTGGATGATTTCATTGCATTAGCTAAACAGAAATTAATTGTTTGGGGTGTGGAGAATGATGTTCAGTAAACTAAGTATTTATAGAAGAATAATTTTATTAAAATAACAACAAAATGCCAATTATAAACGGAAAAGAAGTTACCCTAGCTGATTATAGCGTACAGTTCAGAACAGAAGAACTTGCTAGAAATAAGTATGGTAAGAACAATCTTTACACAGAAACTAGCCCTGATGCATTGTCAGATGGTGATGAATTAGGTAAGGGTGAGAAGAATGGTAGTATCGGTAGTCGTACTGATATTGTAAAAAGAACAGAACTTGAATCTAAGAATTTTTACACACCAAATAATCCTTATGATAGTTCTAAAGTTTAATGCAACAAAAGCAATTAATAGGTAATAATGACCTTAAGGCACAAATTCAGAAACTGAGAAGTTTAAATGAATTCGTGAGTAGAAATACTGTGGCCGATGCTATCCAAAATAAGGACGTTGTTTTTATCTATTATTCTGGCGATGAAACAATAAACAGAGGATATAGAACTATTGAACCTTTTGTGCTTGGCGTATCTACCGCAGGTAATGTGGTATTACGTGCATGGCAACAAAACGGTGCTACTGATACAGGTAATGCTCCAAAAAGACCCAACGATGAAATT